CTCATTGAAACCACTGGGTTGTTGGCTGGAACGTTCACAACACAGAATATATATATATTTTCAAATTAACAGAAACATGTCCACCACCGGTAACAGTTATAACTGGAAAGTGACCCTTGACGTAGGAGGAGTCAAATTCGTGACTACCCGCCGAACCCTGATGCGGTCCGGCCACTTCCACGCCTTGCTGCTGGACAGTCCGCGTCCCGTCTTACCCATCTTTTTGGATCGATGTTCTCATGGATTCCAGAATGTGTTAGAGGCTTTGCGTGACTTTAATCACATTGGGTACTTAATTGGCTACCCTGAAGAAATTAAGTTTTACGACGTGCCATGCACAGAGCTGGAGTATGCAATGCGTGACCTGAAGATCACCCACCTATTTGAGATGTCTGCCATCCGTGACGAAATGGATACAAGGATAGCGTGTCAGGCCAACACCATTGAGGGTAATAAGCGTGAGATGTCTGATTGTTATAACGAAATTTTGGCACAGTTGTCTGCCTTGAAGGACTTGGGGATAAAAAATGAGGCCATTGCGACGTCCACCCTTCAGACTTTGTCTGGTGATGATGCATTCAAAACGCTCATTGACGACATCCGTGGAGAAGAGTCACACCATCCAACAGAAACCGTCCCCATCACCAAGATACACTTTGAGACAAAAAAGGAGGCCACTGTTGCGTCCACCCTTCAGACTTTGTCTGGTGATGATGCATTCAAAACGCAGATGGGCGACATCCGTGGAGAAGAGTCACACCATCCAACAGAAACCTTCCCCATCATCAAGATGGAGAAGGTTTCTGTTGCATGCACATGCACACCCGACAATACCGTAATGGGCGTGCATGGGCATGACTCGTTTCATCAGTATTTCGACCCTACATATTCACCGCCACCGGGGTCCACATTGGTGACGGATGTTTATGCAGTTTAAATAATAAAATGTGAATGTTTATATATAGTTGGTGACTGTACAATCTTTTTTTTGCCACTACTTTCTCCTGCTCCTGTTCCTCCTAAGTGTTGCAATATGATGGCTGGTGTTTGTTACACGATGTACCTGGACAGCCAACAAACGTTGGGCCACCACAGACTGGGACATATGGTAGCACCTTTTCCCTATCACACATGCCCCACCCCTTAGGTACGTTCCAGAACCCCCCACCGGTGCCCCGATAGTGTGTGGAGCAGTTACGGCTGACGTCCATCTGCGTGCACGTATTGTCGAAACCACAGCTGTCGGACTCAAGCAGGGTGGTGCACTTCGCCCCTTTTCGGGTGCACACGTTGTCGTCCTTGGGGAACATGGAGCAGCAGTCGTCTTTCTGCACCCCCTGGATACAGTACATGTCGTCGTACAGCAAGCAGGACCCGCCCTTGCCATCGTTATTCTCACCACAGACGCACCGGGTGGCCGCCTCGCCCGGACTCTTCTGGTAGGTCCTGCATGTGGACCCACACTGCTGGTCTAGGTCCCAAAAGTCGGGGCACGGGTTTCCCGCGCTGGCTCGTGTCTGCGCACATGCGTTGAGACACACACTCCCCACCGGGTTCACATCACGTGGCTCTATACCGGTGACGTCGATGGCACCCCACTCCGACTCCTCATGTAAGGGGTCACACTGGCAGGTGCCGCTCGCGTCTTGGAACAAACCAATGGTGTTGGGGGAGTTGTATGTAGCATCGGAGTAGGTTCCCATGCACGGGTCAGCTGCACAGATGTCGTACACCGCACTACCACCATGGGATAGGTCTTGGTACTTCCCAGGGACGGTTAGAGAGTACTGTGACTCGGAGTTGGCCGGGAGGTTGCAACCCTCCCACGGCTCCGCTTTCAGCACCACATCCGAGTTGGGCAGCTGGTAGTCATCACACCGACCCTTCCACTCGTAACCCTGTGTCACAGCTACGTTGGCATGGTCGTAGTCCCACACTCGGGAGCCACGGCCGGAGCACACACATGTTGTCTTTGGTTGGTTGAACGGTGTGATACTGTCCACCGTTTCTTCTCCCCCCCCACCGGTGATGACCACGCCCGGGAGTGCGACCGGGGTGGTGGACATCCCCAAGATCAGCGGGTCTCCTAACAGCACCACATACTTGGAACTAGGTACGTCCAGCAGCTGTGGGACGCCGTCCACCGTTTTTAGCTCAAACTGCTGGTTTCCACCAGAGCCGATAGGGGCCACGCCCACAGTCTTGTACTTAGCCGGCGCCTCTGTGATGCCGGATGTGAGCGCACCCAACAGGTACCACCGGTCACAGCCATCACACTTAAAGTCAGAGTTCAGAAAGACACGCTTGCTGAAGATGTATACCATCTTCTTCACACTGTCGTAGTACACCTTTGCAGGGTTTCCCACACTCGCGGCCACTGTCAGGGTGCCGTACGGCCAGCCATAGGACACGTCCATAGTGTAAGACTCAATGTGCCCCACCTCCCCACTGCCCGTCCCCTCGTCAAAGTGGAAGTTGGTGGATGCTTGGGGGGCAGTGGTACCTGGCAGGAACTTAACCAACACCCCCCCGATCAAGAAGTTCTGGATTGTGTATGTACGCTGTACCTCCACGGTGCGCCCGCCCTCGTTGTTGCGGTGGCATGGGTCCACCTCACAAACCCGGGGGTCAGTCGCATTGTTGCGGTACCGATCCCACGTGCCAGCCGCCACACCGTCACACTGACACACAATGTTGTCTTTAGGGTACTTCTTACCACCACCACCCGGCTCCTCTGAGTCGCATGGTCCCACTTCACCACTATCGTTGTGACACAGGGATGGATTCACCTTGGTTTCTGGCGTCCACGGTGCACCCAGCGAGTCACCCTCTGGGCCCACCATGTTTAGCAACGGCACTTGCCTGGCCTTACTCCAACCCGTGACTTCGTGGTTGGAGCAGATCTTCATCTCGGAACAGTCATCACCCCCAAACACACCCGGGTACTTGTCGCATTCGCAGCTCCAACCGTCTTCCGTCCACTTAGCAGACCCCGTGGTGTACTGACACTGCTTCAGTTGGGGCAGGCAGTACGAACCCCCCGCGGTCACAGTAAAGCTCTTGGCACCCTGGCCATCCTTGGTCACCGTGCTGAGCGTGGTGTTTGGTGCCACGATCTGGCACACCATGGTCTCCCCCGCAAACGCGTCCGCGTTCTCCAAGTCGTCACACACTACACAGTCCATATCGGTGTTGCACTCCAGCAGGTCCAGCTCACTCGGTTTGTCCACACACGCATGCTTCTGCACCAAACAGTATTTCTCAGACTTATTACCCAGAACATCTTGGGCCTTTGCCACTGCGGCAGATGGCTTCTGGCACGCCACAGGCAGATCGTAGGGCGCCTGACACTCGCGCAGACACTCTAAATCGTCCTCACACGTCTTGACCGCCACATTGTCACACGGAGTCATGTTGCCGTCCTGGTCCGGACACAGCTCAAAGCACTGTGTGGTGTTTGGGGCAGACACGGGGGGTGCTATGGCCGGCAGCGCGTTGGGGAAGGGTGATATGGTTCCACTGCTCATGGGAGGTGGTGACTTCTGTGTGTCGTACACGTACGCAAATAGCACCGTGATAAACAAGGCGAGTAACAGAGTCATGTAGAACAGGAATGAGAGGCTTAGAAAAAATGCTTGTGCCCCGTCTGCTGCAGTCCGGGGCACAGGTTTAATGGTGGTGGTGGTGGTAGTGGCACCCATGTTTCAAAGACAGACCTTTTTTAATTCAAGGGATATATATTCGGGGGGGTGGCGTACAGGTACTGAAGGGCTTCCCCTAGAGCACAGTCGTTGACGTACGGTCCTTGAATGAACGCATATCCATTGGCATCCCTGGCCACAGACGGGGGGAACACCTTCTCCAGCTCCTGTGCCAAAAAGCCGCGCTGACGGCCTGTCTTGCCGTACAGCCGCTCCGCCTCTAAAGTCCATGTGAACTCGTACAGGTTCACCCCTTTCCACACGGGTGCAACGGATACAATGTCTGTTTTCAGCCGCTCGTCACTCAAGTAGTCTCCAAGTGCGCGCGCCGGGTTGGACGACTCGAAAAACGTTTTCACGCTGATGTTACCACTTAGCACATCCTTTAGGTCGGCAGTCATGGTACGGCCAAAGAAGAACTGGGCGACGCTGGACCCAAGGTCGGCACAGCAGTCGTAGCCCTCACGTACTGCGTCATCTTTACCATGCGGGTGGGTGCACCCCTGGATGAACTCCCCTATGTAGTCGTGTGACATCCCAAAGTTGGCCTCAAACCCACCACCAGTGTTGGGAGAGTTCTCACAGTACGTCTTTGTCACGTAGCACTGTGCGTCATCAGGGTTATAGTAGAACGGTGGGCGCCACTTCTGCCTCCACCACTTCTCAATCTGTTCCCCTAGTACCTTCTTGTCATAGTCCGTGTTGTCACCCGGCCGGGTCCACGGCATCTCGCACCACCGCTTAAACTCTGGCACGTGGGCTAGGCACCGGTCCCGGGTTTCACCGTCACTCCACACCTTGTAGTTCTTCATGAACAGGGTGAAGTCGGTGGGGTTTGGGTAGCACACGCCGTCTGCCCCGTTGATGCCTGAACACCGACCACCCAGACTTTGTTGACACTCTTGGCTACTACCATACTTATTAGTACCTGTGCACTTCACCTCCTCCCCGTTGTACACGTACGGTATCTTCTGTACCAAAAAACACTCCCCCTCCACGTCTGGGTCGGTGGAGTTGCAATATCCACCGAGCGCAGCGTCACACTGGTCGCTGTACGGCCACGTCCCGGTTTGGGGCTTGCACTTCACCGTCTTGTTTAGTACCGTGTACGCCTTGCAGTCCACCGCCATGCACACCCCGTCGTCCTTGTCGGACTGGCTGCTACACTGGGGCATTATGTAGCACTCGTCACCACGCGCTATTACCTTGGATTCACACGTGACACTCTTGTGTGACCCAGTGGCGTCTGGCTTGCATGTCACGGTGTCACCACCACTGTCCTTGTAGGTCATAAACTCTAGCGGTGCCCCCCCCTGGCACAACTGCTTGGTCTTGTCGTACGGGTCAATCTGGTCTCCAGGGTTGCAATCGGGTGGCAACACCATGGGAATGGGGTTGCCTGGTGGGTTAGGCCCCCGCATCAACCGTGGGTTTTTGCCCCCGGTCGAGTGCGGCTCGTAGTAACATATGCTGCACTTGGTTTTGTCACCCACTTTACACTCTTGTTCCGTTCTCTGGCAGTCGTAAAACCGAAAATTGGAGTTGTCGTCACACCCCTCTTCTGTAAACACACACTCACCACATTCACACACCAGTCCCTCTGGGCATGGGAAGCCACATGGGCGGGTGAGCCACTTGTACTTGTCTGGGCTTGCCTCACACATCTCCTTCATGATCTTGTTCTGTGAGTACATGGACGCGTACGTCTGGTCGGTCGATGTTGGCGCATGGCCCGGCTCGTAGTCGGCCTCACTGGGATTACTCGACATTGAGTTCAAGCCTTTTTTTAAGAGGAGGAGGAGTTTTTTTATTGCTCGCCCACAATAAATTAAAATGAGAAACCCACAACACTACGTGGACTACGCCGCACATGGAAAATACCAGCCAGGAGACCACTTGGTGCAGCCAGGGGCCATGGGCTTTCCGGACATAGATCACCACGCACTGTACATGGGTGACAATATGGTTCTGCACTACAATGCCGCCTATGGAGAAAGCGACTTATCAGCCACCGTCCGGATTGACCCAGTCCAAGTGCTGGAGGAGCGCGCCAGAAATGTCGGGGAGACGGTAAAGATCCGAGAGCACTCCCAGCGACTGGACAGGACACAAACACAGAACATGTGCATGAGCCGACTCCACGAAAACCAATACAACTTAGTTGAAAACAACTGTGAGCATTTGGTCAATTGGTGTGTGTTAGGAGATTCTGTGAGTGAACAAGCGGGCACGCGCACGCCGGCCGAGGTGCTTGGCTACCTGAGTGACCCCAAACATATGGGGATTCAGTACATAAAACAGTAACTTGTAGTTTTAGAAATCCGCAACTCTCCTGGGTTAATGTGGTTGTGTCCTTGTAGCCAGTTGGTGAGGTGGTGGTGGCGGATGAGTTAATGGCACACCGTCCACACACTTTACATCCATCCTAACAGGGTCAGCTCACTGTATCTTGATGTAAATGAAAACAAAATTAAATTCTGGGTGCAATAGCAAGCACCGTGATGAATGAGTTAACAAAATTAAATTCTGGGTGCAATAGCACCGTGATGAATGAGTTAACAAAATTAAATTCTGGGTGCAATAGCACCGTGATGAATGAGTTTGGTCTACATAACGCGACAGGGATGCATTTAGTGTATAGTTGCCACGTGCCTGGACAAAGGGGCGTGGTCCATCAGGGGATGCTCCCACCGTCCACATACAACTGGCTACAGGAGCACCACTCCAATCCAGTGGCGCATATGCACGCTCCTGGAAATAACCTTGTGTGTCAGCTATCCGCGGCCGGTCCCATGACGAGCCCTAACGCACCATCAACCACCTTCCAGTTTGACGCACGTAGGATGAACCAAGTCAGGGTGGGTTGCCCGGTGGCGGGTGCGTGTGCCTGTGACGCTGCGTCGTTTATTTATAGTGGACAGCGGGTAGACCCACAGCGGTGATGGTCACTGACAGTGATACTTTCCTGGCACAATTCTCTGAAATTTCCTGGAGCCATGTAAAAGCACTTTCCTGGAACTACAAATTGACAAGACACACCTCTCACAATCAATTTCCCAACGACAACTTAGCCGTTTGTTAACATGGACAACCCAATGCCGTTTACCCCACTCCGCCGGACCAACACCACACGCTGCCCTGGTGCTCCAATGAAGAAGATCAAGTCTCATTCGTCCCATCAACAGTTGGAGCCGTTTGTTAACATGGACAACTCAATGTTGTTTACCCCACTCCGCCGGACCAACACCACACGCTGCCCTGGTGCTCCAATGAAGAAGATCAAGTCTCATTCGACCCATCAACAGTTGGAGCCGTTTGTTAACATGGACAACTCAATGTCGTTTACCCCACTCCGCCGGACCAACACCACACGCTGCCCTGGTGCTCCAATGAAGAAGATCAAGCCTCATTCGACCCGTCAACAGTTGGAGCTGTTAGAGATGGAGCAACAACATGACCTTTTGGATCATGTTGTTATTCCACGCATTCACCCCTCACACTTTCTACCGAGAACCCTGTGTTTTATGCCGTAGTTTATCTCTTTTTATTCTTTTAATGATTGTGTAGACTAAATAAATTGTATTGTTACGGTGTCACACTGCCACTCCATAGCAGTTTGCCACGCACAAAATGCCAACCACACTATGTCAGTTTAACACTGGTGCTCCTAAAGTACAGCAACCGCACCGTTTTTGCTTATACCCCTTTTTGATTTTTGTTTATGTACCTTTGACCCGTAAATAGAGCCAAAGAGGATGGCAAACAGCCCCAACACACTCGCCACCACGATAACTACAATCTCCAACACAGGCATTTTATCACTCCCAGGGTGGCACGTGTTCTGACACTGACCCCCACACCCGTCAGGTCCCTCCTTACAACTCTCACACTTGGGCATGCAACAGTACGCGCCGTTGGGACTGTCCACACACCTATAGGACCCACGGCATGCCTGCCCAGGAGCTGTACACTGGCAGTGCAGGTTCACACATTTGTTACCATTGCTACAGCCTAACGACACACACGTGTCGGTGGGGGTGGTGCACAACCCGGTGATGGTGTCACATGTCAAGCCACCTGTGCAGATGCCACAGCTGCCTCCCCACCCATCATCGCCACACTGTTTGTTGTTACACTTCTTCCGGTGGCACAGTCCGTCGGATGCTGCACACGTAAAGCTATTTGTATTGTTACAGACCCCACAGCTCTTGTTACAGCCATCATCCCCACACGGCTTTCCCTCCTCATTGCTAGGGTTGCCACACTTCTGAGTGGTAGGGTCACAGACCGGGAAGGCTGGGTCCACACATGTGGTGCAGCATTTACCCGCATCAGAGCACATTGAGCCCCCAGTACAAGTATGCCCTGCTGTTCCGCACTGACACACCCCTGAACCCGAACCACCACCAACACACTTACCCCCGTTGGAACAGTCTCTGTCGGTTCTACAGCTTCGGATGTCCGCGGTCGCTTGAGGCTCGACACACATTGGAGTGGCTGCACAGTTGTTACCCACGTACGGCCAGTCCCTGGCCTTAGTACACGTACCACCACAACAATTACCGTCCACACATTGTTGGCCGTCAACGCAGCTGCCACAACTACCTTCACATCCGTCGTCACCACAGTTTCGCACCTGCTTTCCTTGGATGTTAAAGCAACTCGCGGTGCAACAGTTCTGGTCCATACACCTCTGTAGCTTGTCGGTGCATGTGCCACAGCTTCCACCACAGCCGTCATCCCCACACGTGTGGATGGTGGCATTGTGCTGAATACAGTTCTGTGTGCAGCACACACCAGTGTCCTCCATACACCGATTGTTGCTGGGGCAGCTCCCACAGCTGCCACCACAGCTGTCACTCCCGCAGTTCTTGCCCATGCAGTCAGGTTTGCAGCAGTTTCCGTCTACACACTGTTCACCGACAGCACTACACGTACCACAGTTGCCTCCACACCCGTCATCTCCACATGTGCGCACCTGTTTCCCTGTGTCGCTAAAGCATGTCAACTTACAGCAAGTCTCTCCCTCACACACCTCGTACTTCCCACACGGGTTGCACTTCCCACAGCAGCCGTCGGTGCCACACTTACCTGGGACACACTCTGTGGGGGTGCAACATGTAAACGCGTCACACTCATCACAGGAAGCCATCCCGCCAAGGCAGCACCGGCCCCCGTCTTTGCACACGTTTACCTCACCACTATCACCGCCACCACCGTCACATGTTAGACCGCAGGTGGCCACGGTTCCACAAGTATTTGCCTGTCCCGGTACAACACAGGTGGGCATGCCGTCGCAGCACTGGAAGTTGTCACATGCTTGACACTCTGGTGGGCTTGGCACTGACTCGTCCAGACCGCACATGCCACCGGGGTTGCACTTGGGTGGTCCAGGGGGCACATTGCGCGCACATGTGCACACGTTGTTCTGGCATGTAAAGCGGTCTAGGTAGTTTGTGATGCAGAGATTAGGGAAGCTTGGTCTGCCACACCCATCGTCCCCACACGCATCTTGAGGAAGCGCCGTGGGTACGCAGCACGACTTGTCCACCTCACCAGGCTTAGTGCCCCACACCTGGCCCTTTGCACAGTCATGCACAGAAATGGACGGGTCCATCACCACCATGGTGTCGATTAGCACCCCCCCAACGGCGTCCGTGCCCTTGATCCGCACCACTGCCACGGTACCAGGGGCAGACGCGGGCGGCACCTTAATACCCATAATTAGAAAATAACCACCGGACGTCTCCCACGGGAAGTCTGGTGAGCCGCTGTTGGTCTGGATACCCACCCAATTTATTGCGGGAGGCGCCTTTGACGTGTTCACGGGGCTAGGGCCTTCAAACAAGAACCCAGACATGTTGGTATTTACATGGTCCTCTGACACTGTGATGTGGTCCGTGGCACAGAAGCACCACTCGTTTTGGTAGTTGGTTCCGTCGTAACTTCCTACGATGACTTGAAAGTTTGAGATACCTGTCACGACCGTGCCCAGAGTTAGCGGCAGCATGACCGGTACCCAGTAATCCACCAAGTCCGCTGGGTAGGCGGGAAGCATCTGGTCCTGGGGTTGGAGAAACGCCGCGGTTGGGTTACAGTCAATCGCCCACATATTGGTGCTGGTACCTTGTCCATGGTCCCCGAGAGGATCGCATTTCTCCACACTCTTGGGTTGACTGGCTGGGGGGCAGTTGACTGTCGGATTGTCCACGCATACTGAGGACATGTCGTACCTTTCCAGTGTGTGCAATATTTGTTTTTCTGGACGCAACAACAAACAGCCCACATGACACTTCAGAGTCGCGACTTCGAGTTGATCAGTATGGGCGTGTTCACAGCTCTGATGTTGGTTGTGCTCGGAGTGGTCTATGCCGTGGGGAAACCAGTGCCAGTGAGCAAAACGGACATCCAAAAACCACTACCGTATCCACCCGGCCCATACGTCCCCACCCCCACCAAAACTATGTGCCTGCCGTCCACCACGGGTAGCACAGGGGAACTGGTAAACTGTCAGACACAGTTCGACTGTTCTGGGTGTGTGGAGCGCCCTGGGCGTGCGTTGATGGCTTGTGTTAACGCTGGATCAGGGGTGCTGACACCCCAAGGAAAACTGGAGAAGCCACTTACCGTGGATGTGCCGCTCACAGATACAACGGGTGACTGTTCAGGCCACGGCACACAACAGTCGGATGGGAGCTGCAAGTGTGACGGGGATCCGACCAAGGATGAGGTGTCCTACACCTGTGGCGAGTGTGCGGGTAAAACAGGGGAGGAGGAGGAGTGTGTGTGCACCAGCTGCGACGTGCTACGCCTCCGAGTTGACAAGCCCGGGAACTACTGCCTCCCGGCCTACACCAACAAGTGCAACCCGGCTACATCCAACACTATCTTTACCTCAGAGGGCACTGGTGGTTCTGGGTGGACATGCGAGTGCAAAGAAGCCTACAAGCCCATGTTTAACCAAGCGGTGGAGGGTGGGTCATGCGACCGAGAGATCGCATGTGGAGCCCAAGTCCCCCAACTAGGTGCGGACGGTAATCCCATCATGTTCCAAGTCTACGACGGGGAGGACGATAGGGGACAGCCCACATTCAAGAGCAGCCAAGTGTTCCCAAACCGCGTCACGTCGTGGCATGGCTCCATGGAGCAGTGTGTGGTTCCGACTACGCGGTCGGAGGTGTCCATTCAAGTCGGAGAGAACGAGGACAGTAGCCCGAAGTATTTGCAGTACACGGTGTTCTCCGTGTCTGGTCGGGCCGACCCCACATGCAAGGCCATGGAGAGCACAAACGTGTGTAGAAACGGGCGTGGTGGGATTCAGCAGACCATGTCGGGCTCCGGATACCCAGGAAACCCGGAGGAACACCGGGTGTTCCCCCCATTCTTCATGAAGCTACCACAGGGAATGCAGCGCTGCCCTGACGGTTGGAGTGGTGACGGTAGCCCCGGCAGCCCATGTAAGGACCCCAATGGGAAGAAAGCGTGGTTTTATGACAACTACGGTCGCTACAACGGTGTAATTCAAAACATCGAGGACATTCGCAGTAGCACCGTGCCTGGGAGCACACAGACGTTTGGTCAAATACCGTGGAAGGGTGTGAATGCAGACACAGGGAGCGGTGGTGGACAAGGCACCACACGGGACTTTGAGTGCCAGGGGGGTGGATTCTGTGGCGGCAGCGAGTTTGGCCGTTGTCCCTACACCGTGTACAATCCAGACAAGAACCAATTTGGATTTGACTTTACATCATCCTACTGCGTGGGCAACGCGTGCCAAGGCGCCAACGGATACCGGTCCGCGGAGTGGGACATAGAAAGGGACGGACCTCTGGTAGACGAACACGGCCAGCCTTACTTTGTGCAAAACCTGAACCAATACGGCGGGCAGTGCTCATGTGACGGCTTTGTGACCTCTAGTGATGGGAAAGGTGGGGTGAATCAGGTGGCGGGCCGAGCGCAGTACCAACTACCAGGTGGCACCGACACTGAGGACAACTGGTGGACGTGCGCGGGTGACACGTGCCACTCCGCGGACGCGCCTCTAGGGTACTATGACCCAGCGGTAAAAAGCTGCGTGTGCCCCAACAACTTCCCAGATAACAAGGCACCCCACTTTAAGACCACCATTCCATGGAACCCTGAGAAACAGCCACCAAAGTGCATTAAGGATCCATGCAACCCTGGCGGATACGCGTCCAATATCAACAACATCACACAAGTAGCATGCAGCCAGGATCAAGACTGTCAAGCCGCTGTTAAGTGCATCACTGCGGCGGGAGACACATTGGGGCACTGCTACACCAAGTCCGCCTTTACTTGTTCAGGCACGGGTCCCGAAGCGGACGAACAGTGCAAGGGTTTTGTGTTCGGACTGGATGGGGTGTGCAGATCAGATGAGTGTTGGTACCTGGACCAAGCACGGTACGATGCAGGCACCGTCTGCCAGTGTGACGAAGAACATGAATGTGCAGCGTGCCACACCGGCAAGGCATGCCATGACGGGATGTGCAGCGCGTACTGTATCTGTGACAAGAACTACGACCAAGTGGAGGACGGCACCAACCCGCTTGGCTACACATGCCAGAAGAAGTGCGAGCCGGGGCCGTGTCAGAACAAAGCGACGTGCAGTCTGGACGAGTCCACAGGGGAGCGCACTTGCCGCTGTGCAAATTGTTTCAATGGCGACCGGTGCACACACCATGACTCCGAGAACGGGCCTGGCAAGCGGTGCTGGAACGATGACGAGTGTTGTTCCAAGAACTGCGACAAGCCGAAGGGTGTGTATATTCAGGGTGTCTGCAAATAAACTTATCATTTTTTTTAATTATTATGTAATAAACTCACAGTACAGAAACATGCCGGAAGAAGTACCATCAATTCGTGATGAAGAAAAACTACCAAGCGTTAACGGTGTTTCCGATGCAGCCGTCCACGCCATTTTTAGCGAAATTGGACGCATTCAACCTTCCTCCGTCAATAAAACCGCCGGAACATTTGCTGACCCAGGTCTCCCATCAGCCGGAGGGACAAAACTGAGCCTTCTCGAGTCCGTGAAAGAGAAATATGGTATTTTTCTTGAAATAAGAGATGGCGAGTTATTATTCGAGGGCGAGTCTATTAGTAATATGGACAATGAAGCATTTGCCAAGAAATTAAACGATTCTAACAATCTAAAGGAAATCCAGAGTCGCTCCAATGAAACCACTAAGGACGTTACCGTCAGACAGCAGGAGGTTGCGTCTAGGGAGAAGCCGAAAAGTCACGAAGCGTTGGATGACACCAATGCAGAAACTCCCGGAATAAAAAAGGGCCAGCCGCTTACCGAGTCTGCATGGTTAAAGATTGGTGACACTATTGTAAAGTATGGGTTCGGGGCTGGCCTAACAGTCCTGGTTCTCAACGAAATGGCACAGTCCTTATCCGGGTGTTACATGGAGTCGGAGTTGCAGAGCGACTCTCGGCCGTTCAAGACTGGCACACATGATTCCGACTGCACATGTTCTAGCCCGGGTGCGCAAACACTTTGTGCAAACCGCTGCATTGACCCCAACTGGGCCGCCGGTAACCGCTACGTAGACTCCTGTGAGGCGGACGCGTCCGACCAGCACACCTGCCACAGATGTGTAGACGCCAAGTGGTCTATAGGTATAGTGCACAAAAAGGTGATGTGGTACGACATTCTCACTGACATGGCTGCTACTGCTGGGTACTACTTTGAGAAGACAGTAGATACCGCCATTTCTGTGGTGAAGGCCGCGGTTGACGCGGCCGAGTGGTTTATGAAGAATTGGTGGATTATCGCCATTGTTGTGGTCGTCGTAGTAATCATCATTGGCGTGGCAGTGGGGTGCAAGGACGGTAAGTGTAGTAAAAAGACTAAGCAGCCCCCGGATACATCCTCCACCGGAGTATTAAGCGGTGGTGGGTGGCGATCTAGCTTAAACCAGTACAGCCAGACTGGAAGCCAGTTCACTGACTTTCTGTCCACCTACAACCAGCACAAAATGATGATGTACTAAATAAAACAAAACAAATGGTGTCAGCAACCATGGATGACAACCCGTGTGGAGACCACGGCACCCCCACTTCTGGTGGGCGCTGCCACTGCGACAATGAGTGGACAGGGGACAAGTGTCAACTACTCGTGTGTGGTGACCACGGCACCCTGAACACCAGCGGGAGTTGCATCTGTGAGGATTACTGGACAGGAAACATATGTCAGCACCCCCCCCCGTCCGGCACACCATGCACCCCCAGTACCAAGGAGTGGCGCGCTGCACACGGTGGAGGCGACTTGGCATGTGGTAACAATGGCAACTATGGCACGTGCGGCACCACCGGGCTGTGTGACTGTGGGGTAATGTACCCACTCAAAGGAATTCGGTGTGAAAACAGCTGCGTGTCACAAGAAGGGCCACAGCCTGGCGACTGTGGGGGGGATTTATTCGGCTCATGTAAAGCAACCTACAATGTATGTGTGTGTCAACCTGGATGGAGTGGCGCGCACTGTGAGATCCCACCCGCTAACTATAAGTGCGCGACCGATCAAGACTGCAAGTGGGGGTCCACAGGCCCACAGGATCCAAGAGATAAGAACACGTGTGACAACACCACCGGAGTATGCGACTGTGTGAACGAGTGGGCAGGCGTCGCATGTCAAGAAGCGCAGGCTGGCGAGGGAGAGCCATGTGGGAAAGACACAGACTGTGCCCAAGACACATGTGATCTGGACCTAAGCACATGTAAACTCAGCGGCCAATCTTGTAACAAAAAGGTGGACTGTGGGACTGCCAAGTGCAAGCTAAATGTGTGCGAAAATCCGGGCGGGGGAGGTGTGAAGCCTAGCAAACCTACATTGGAGAAGATGGTCACATCAATAGTTGATAGCTTATTAACAAAGGAGTTCCTGGAGTACATGGCACTAACTCACCTCATCCAAGAGTCTGGGCCGTGGGTTGTGGAAATGCTGTCTAATAAACTGTTCAAGGAGGGACTGAAAGACGCCATTATAACCTTGATGACCAACAGCATGACAATTATAGCTGATGCTGGTATCTACGTGGGTCAGAGCATGGCAACCAACATACTGGGACGCCAGCTTGTCGAGAACGCGGCACGGGTCTCTGCGGAGGCAGCAATCCGGCAAGGTGTTGAGATGACGGTGGAGACCATCGTGGCGCTGTCTGGAACCCTGTTAGGCATGACAGAAATACTTCAACTTGTAGGGTTGATACTAGACGCGAGCGACGCCGCGGGGCTTAATGAGGAGATGGGGCAGTCCATTTTGGACATGACGCGTAATCAGTTCTACGGATACTACAACAGCAACAAGGATAACATCGCCAATGGGGTATACTACCCATTCGAGGTGTACCCCACCGGAACGCCCGCCTTCTTGAAACCCATCTATGAGACGGACGGTATCGTAAAACAGCTGAAGTACTCGTCGGAGTACTTGGCGTCTCTTCGGGTAAACTCGGACGGTAACGACATCATCCAAAAATTCACACCACCTTCACAGCAAAATCAAGATTATGAACATGAAAAAAATGGGATAAACAGTTTCTTGTGGAGCATTTCAGCAGGCAACAACGCCGTATTTAGACGGCTCCAAGACTGGTGGTGGGTACTAATGGTCATCATTTTGGTTATAGTGGCAATTATTTTAGTGAGTGTGCTTTTAACGGACCCCAAAATTAAGGCCAAAACATTTTCCAAAAACATGGCCACCAACAATAAATACAACCGCTAGTTTTAAAACATGCGCACCGACCACCTCTAGCCACCGTGCACCCAGGGGTGGTGGTGGGTAATTATGACACCACACCACCACCACCTGGGTGCACGGTGGAGACCATATGATAACCTAACAAACGCATACGGTGGAAGTCGTAAGTCTAGCAGCGTCATGTTGTGTGGTCCACCAAATTGGATGTAATGATGCGGCTGTGGTGTTGTGTTAATCCGTACTTAAATAACTATACAAAAGCGATGGGGCATGACATACCTCACCCTAGCTTTTTCAGTAAAAATAAAAATAATTATGAAAACTAAAAATTGAGTGAAGATCACATTTGGCACGTGACATCCTGTCCTACCCAGGCATACACCCAGGCGAAAATAAATGTCACAAACGAGTGGAGATGTGTTGGACTTTTTTTTAATAGAAACTCGTTACACCACAAAAAAAATATTGGTCCATACCAAACACAACACTCAGAACCATGTCTGACTATGATGACTATGGAGACCGTGAAGACCATGAAGACCATGAAGACCATGAAGATGCCGGTGCCACCAGGCGTGACCCACGCCATGAAGAAGATCTATATGGTGGCGCCAGTCACCACCATGACGAGCTCTCCGGTGGAGCCCGGAGCCGCAGTCGCAGCCGTTCCCGTAAGTGCGCCCGTGGGGTTCGCAAGGGCACCCGATCCTGCCGTCGTAAGCCTGGTCCCAAGAAGAGCCGTTCTCGTTCCCGTTCTTCCCGCCGTCTGCGCGGTGGGAAGAGTCGCAGCCGTAGCCGCAAGGCCCGGAAGAGCAGCCGTAGCGTCAGCCGTAGCCGCAAGCCCCGGAAGAGCAGCCGTAGCGTCAGCCGTAGCCGCAAGCCCCGGAAGAGCAGCCGTAGCCGCTCTCGCTCCCGCCGGTGCGCACACGGGCGCAAGAAGTCCAAGCGCCACGGGTGCAAGTCCAAGCCTGGTCCCAAGCGCAGTTCTCACCGCCGCTCATAAATGTTTGAAAGTTTCAAACATCTATTTGGTGGCCATGTGACAGAACACATAACTCACAAAACTTTAAAATAAATATCGATAACGGATCTTTTATTATTTCCTATTATTTTTGCACCATTGCCACGGGTTCTTCTCTAAGCTTACATTACTCTTTATGTCGGTGTTGTCTTCTTCTCCCAACTTCTTCGCATCGTCAAAGTTAACTATTTCAAAATCAAAACAATCATCGGAAAAACAATCATCGGAAAACTCGCCATTCTCATCTAGAGCAGGTGGCGTCACTGGGCATAACAACGCCAACGGTCGCGGCTCACTTACGTTAGCTGTATACTTAACTTCTGACTGCTTGACAATCACTGGAGCGATGGCAATGATTGGTACATCCGTTGGAGTGGTAATGGTAGGAGGAGTGGTAATTGTAAGAGGTGTGGTAATTGTAAGAGGTGTGGGGGTAGTAGGTATGGTAATGGTAGGAGGAGTGGTAAGAGGTGTGGTAGTGGTAGTGGTAGTGGTAGTGGTAGGAGGAGTGGTAGGAGGAGTGGTAGGAGGCGTGGTTGTAGGAGTGGTAGTGGTAGGAGGAGTGGTAGGAGGCGTGGTTGTAGGAGTGGTAGTAGGTGTGGTAATGGTAAGAGGTGTGGGGGTTGTAGGTGTGGTAGTGGTAGGAGGTGTGGGCGTAGTAGGTGTGGTAATGGTAGGAGGCGTGGTAGTAGGAGTGGTAGTAGGAGTGGTAGTAGGAGTGGGCGTAGGAGGAGTGGTAATGGTAGGAGGTGTAGTAGTGGTAGTGGTAGTAGTTGGTGTTGACGACTTGCGGGTGTGTTGATGCTCGCTATGGTCGCGGTCATAGTACCACACACACCCAAACAACGCCACAACGGCGATGCCCGCCCCCACAACTGGTCCATAGTTATCACCCATTTGCAACTTTAGATGTGAAATTTATTAAACAGGGCGCTGCCCAATGCTCGGTAAATGGTGTGGCTTCAGTTTAAAATTAGCGCTCTCGTTGTTGCTCACCAAGGACACGGATATGTCACGTGCGACATACTGAATAGGCTCCAGGTCAAATTCAATGTCTGCACGTGCACCTTTAATGTGCTCAGTGGGGTTGAACACGTACAGGAGACGGTCAGGCTCGGCTGACAGCTTCTTCCGTCCAGTGGCTACCATTGCCTTTAGTCCACGCATGTGATCACACGTTTCGTAGTACATTCCAGAGTTTACCTTGAAAACCAGTACGTCCAGGCTAGACCCCAGGGTAGTATCGTTGGTCCAGTCCGAATCAGTGCTCAAGTCTATGTTGAATAGTAGACATAGGGACGTGGAGCAGTGGAGGACGTCGGAGTGCTTCCCCATTAACTGCATAAGGCACCACTGGGAGATAAAACGCAACTTCTCACGAGTGTTGAGCTGTGGGTCGGTGGTTACCGCAGCGGCTTGGATTGACGACGTTGGTGGTACTGACGACGACAAGTTGTCTCTATCCTCTCTTGTTATCCGATTCCGTAGTTGCTTTTGACCACGCAGTTTGGCACGCAGTCTGGTGCGAGGGTCATCAGTGGCACTACCACCACCGACCTCATTTTCTTCACTCTGTACCAGCTGGCGTATGGCCTGGGTATTCACCCGACTGTTGCGTCTCATTTGTGTTTGTGTATGTGTATTGGTTTCATGCACGGTCTGTGTTTTTTTATTCATCGGATTGGACGCGCCACTGCACAGTGCTCGGTAACGCACTGTCTTGGCACGCAGTCCCGAAGTTTTTGGTTTCATTATGTCAGTGGTGACATAATTTCAAAAATGTACTGTGCGCACGGTAAGCGCAACACGATTTTTTATTGGTCTTTGAGCAACAAGACAACACAACACATCACCACCAACCACAAATAATGGCAGGTGTCAGTGCAATCAACCGGATATCAGTCCACCCCTCTCTGACTGGGTACAAAAATGCCACTGTGCTGTACTACACGAAGGATTGTAAGCACTGCCAAAACCTTTTTCAAGACTATGCAAAGCTGTCTCTAGGGGGAGGCGGTGTCGTGCTGGCCGTGGATGCCGCAAAGCACAGGCGAACACTCAAACAGAGTGGTGTAAAAATGACGGCAGTGCCTCACGTAGTGGCCTACAGCCAGAGCGGGCACGGGTACGTGGTACCACCAACGGAGGTGGTGGGAGGTGGTCTGCAAACAATGTCTGTGAGCCCAGAAGACATCACCCATGGGACGCTGGTGCTCTACTACTACCACGCGTGTCCCTACTGTAAAGCCTTTGCACCTGAGTACGTTCAGGTGCGGTCGAAGGCCAAGGTGGTGGCGGTAAACATCAGGGATCACCCCCAAGCACTTTCCCACCTAAACCCCACGGCACGCAGCAGCACAGTACCACACGTGGTCTATCATGGACGCAACGGAAGGCAGTATCCGTACGACGGCCCGCGCACTGCCTCTGCAGTAGCCCTATTTTCCGACCACATGTACGAACAGGATGGGGAGACACCACAAGCTCTCTGTGGGGGTGCAAACGCGGACGAGGTGGACGTTTTTACCGTAGATCCCGCGTCCATACATCAAGACACTGTAGTGCTCTACTTTTACCACAAGTGTCCCCACTGTCAAAACTTCGCACCAGTGTACGCCCAGCTGCCACACAAGCTGCAGCAGCTTGGAATTCCCACACGAGTGGTTGCGGTGGATACAGCAGCACACCCCGGAGCCATGTCACATCTCAATCCAGAAGCCCAGGCTCGTGGTGTCCCACACGTTGTGTACTTTTCTACTGCTTCTGATCAACACCCGTTTTCAGGGCCTCGTACCCTTGACGCGCTGGTGGACTTCATCAGGTTGTATCGTGCCAATAGTGCCAGTGGTGGGACTGTAACACACATTCAACCAATGGTGGCAGCGGTGGAGGAGTCAGATGCACCATGTGCGGCGCTTGATGAATTGGAAGTGGACCCATCACAGATTGAGGGACCGGCGGTTGTGCTCTACTTCTACCATGAGTGCCCCTATTGTGAAGCCTTTGCGCCCGATTTTGCGGCTCTACCAGCAGCACTTCCACAGTCATCCGATGTCAGCGTCTTTACGGTGAACATTAAAAAGCACAAGGGGATTCTGGGAGCGCTGGATGAGCCAGCCAGAGGGGTTCCCCACGTAGTCTACTATGACACCAACAATCAGCAGATTCCATATAAGGGTACGAGAACCACACAGGAACTGCTGAGGTTTGTACAGGATCAGCAGTCGCAAACTCTCAAGGGTGGTGGTGATGGTGAAACCGGTGTGGTAAACGAAAGTGGTGAATTAGAAGACGAGGAAGACATGTCGCGGCACGTACGTTTTGCCAATGAACCAGTGGCACCAATGGACCGTGAAAACTTGGAACAAGCTCGGCAGCAACTGAAAATCAAGGCGTCTGAGGCATTAGGTGAAGATGCCCGTAATTTATTTGAACCTGGTAGCGCCGGAGTGTGCTTTATAGGCTTAGCGTGCAGTCCGCGATGCCCTCAGCGGGATAGGCTATACATAGCACTGATTCCACAGGAAGATTTATTGGGGGGTGGATACCCGGTGTTTGGGGTCATGTACGGTAAACCAAACGGGAAACTCACCACCGCTGTCTACACTGACAAGGATCCACATACGCTGTTGGAACGTAAGAGGAATGCGGGCTACCAGAGAGTCCGCACCACTCACCCACTGGCGGAAAAACTGCGTGGAATGGGTTACGCGACGCGTGTGCAAGATGGGCTTCAGAGTAGAGTTTTGGATGTGCAGAAAAAATAAATAATCATTTTTATATAACAATTTGGAACTACAGAGTTTATGGTGTTTTGCGGTCAAATCATGGACACTTGACAAAAAACGCCGTGTATAACAAATTAAGACGATGAACGTTATGAGTTTGGATGCTGCGTACGGCGAAGGGTCATCTCTCAACATGAACACCCCACCCCCTACGGACGATGACCAACCACAACAGCGGGTGCGCTCTGACGAAGAAAAAAGCGATGCGCGTGCGTTTGCAATGCAACCGGTCCGGTACTCCCCACAGACTCACGGTGGAATGGGTGGTTCGGACCAAGCAGTACAACCCGGAGCAATGTATGGTCAACAGCCACCCGGTCGCCAATCGGTCACCTACCCACCACAGCAACCACAACATGCACAGAACGCCCGGCAGCAGCAACATGCACAGAACGCCCAGCAACATGCACAGAATGCCCAGCAGCAGCAACATGCGCACGCCCAGCAACAGCAACATGCGCAGAACGCTCAGCAACAGCAACATGCGCACGCCCAGCAA